AGCTGTTTTGTGCCCTGCAGGGTTTATAGCTCCCTCAAGCTCCCGGCAAAACACTTGCGGATTGTCGGGTCCTCCTGGCGTGCGGTCGCCCCAAAGCTACAAGATGACCATTACAACCTTCTAAATAAGTAAGTTAAAGACATTGGCAACAGTGTGTCCAAGTGCTGCGCCGTTATCCAGCAACCAATGACCAGTCTTGTCCAACAGAGTCATAGCCTTCTGCCAGACGTCCTGCCCATCCGAGGAATTCCTCGGGTATTGCTGGATAATGGCACCAGAACCCACAGCAATATCATCCTCCCACTCTAGCACAACGGTGATGCGGAATCTGACAGCCGTAGAAGCTGGTATTCCTCCCACAGAGGCCCACAACACGGTCTCTCGGCTGTTGGAAGACCCGGCGGGCCTCCATTCCAAGTCTGTCTCAGTGGGTCTCCATTTGATCCCTACCTGCTGGTCCGGCATCCTAAACACGTATGGCATCGCGCTGCGCAGCTCAGCGGGTGTAATAGTCCCTGACGCAGGTGACGCTCCCTTCATGATGCCATTGCCCATAGCAACTACGCCCTGCCGACTTTGCTCAGCACCAACCCAGCTCATCTGCAAGCAGCAAGCTAGAGGCCGGATTTTCGCAGCATTGGCAATGCGCGCTGCACCTGGAAAAGGGTTAGAGCTCGCCCACGTGATATTGACAATATCCGTGGTGGTTGTGCCCTGCCAGATAGCCTGCTGCATTGGGCTCACTGCAAGATTGATGGTAGTGTCGCTAACGCCAGTTAGTACAGTGAAATCAGTTTCAAACCTTGCAATGTTGGTGCCGCTGCCGTTGCCTATCATGCCAGGCGCTATGGGGGCGTTGCATGGGTCAAACAGTAGCCGGGCATAGTCCTTGACTGCCCGGCTATTGCTTGCCCCATCAGCCCCCTTAGACTTACGCTTTTGTGCCGTAGGAACGACGTAGGTCTTGGCCTTGGGCTGGGCCTTCACTGGCACCAGCTTGCGGCTCTTCACTACGGAACCAGTCATTGTGTCGATCAGTACCAATCTTGAACAGAGATTTTATTTGATAGCGTGATGCCAGGGTGGTGAGCCCCGAACATCACGGGGAGAACCCCCGTGGGACGTGTAAGGGATTCGTAGCGGCGCTCCAGGTCCACTTGCTCGCTAGGCAGAAGCCCGAACGCCAAGTGGAAAGATTCCCTGCTGGCCTGTGTAACCTGGCCGGAGCTCCGCATGCCCCGAGCCATGTACTCAAAACCAGAGTCACCGTTGCCAAACCCCTGAGCTTTGCTGCACTTCTCACCGAGCCTGACCAAAGCCCGGTATGCGCTGCTGTACACTGGTATTTCCCCAGCTAAGCTCATCCCAGCCACTCCCACCTGGTATGCCCACCGCCTGAAGCTCCTGACAGGCGTTGCCATGTCAGGGCATTTGTACGTGCAGTCCTTGGCAAGTCCCATATCAGGGTGTCGCACCATTATGTAGCTCGAGTTGCCCTTGACGGGCTGGCACTGGCAGAAGCTGATGCGTTCGAAAACGTCAACCGCCTCCTCCACCACCATTGTGAATCCGCGTGCTAGAAACCACTGGTCCAGGCCGTCGGAGAAATTGCGCAAGTCACTGCGCTCCATGACAACAACGCAGTCATCTCCGTTGTTGGCAAGGCGTGCTGTGATGCACTTCTCGTTCAGGTAAGCCCAAACCATGGAGCACATCAGCAGGCAGTTGCCGAGAGCAGTGTTCATATCACCACTCATGCGACAGCCATCTGTTGTATACTCAAAGGTTCCATCGGTGCCGCAGAACCGCGCCTCATTCTCCAACTGCAAGTCCAACAGCCAAGATAGCTGGTGGTCTCCAGGGAAGAGGGCGCGGTAAAACCCGTGCTCAAACTTCAATGCGTCCACACTGACATGTTGGTCGAACCTACTGGCGTCAAGCCCCACAGCAATGGGATCTGCAAAGCTTTCCCACATGCCACGGAGCGCGTCAGCAGTACCAGCCGCGTTGTAGCCCTTCATGATCGTTGGTCCTCCCCACACCTCTGCCACCGCCCGGTAAAGGGCATGCTCAGCAGGCTTCAGGTACCTGCCTAGGCATAGGTTGTACCTCGGCCCCCGCGGTTGTATGATCCGCGGGGCCGGGTCCGGCTTGTCCTCAAGGTTCAACGCCTCTGCCTTCACGAAAGCCTTGATCTTTGCATCCGCAGAGCATACCTCCCTGCACATGAGAGACTCTGCTGCCTGCTGGTAGCGTGCAAGCTTTTGCCCACGGTATGTGCTCAGGAATTCTGGCACTGTCCAGTGGGGAACTTGCTCACACGCCTCCAACACGGCCGACCTGAACGGAATGCAGACATCAAAAGCTCCGGGCACTGGTCTAGGGGGGGGTACTAGCTGGCCTTCGCGCACCACGCAGAAGACCCGCTCCCTGACTGCCCTCAAGCCGTTCGCCACTGTGTTGTTATGCAGCCCGACAGCTCGGCTTGCCGCAAACTCCTCCAGCCGCAAATACTGCCTCACCTTGGGTGCCCCGCCATACTCGAGACCACGGATCTTGCCATCCAGCTCCGGATTCGTCCTGTCGCTTTCAGTGCAAAACCCTCGGCATGAGCGTAGGCCCCCCTACTTCAAGAAGCTGAGCATGCCCCGCTTCCGCCCCAGGAAAAACTCACCCCATGTTCGGCCAAGCGCGTCATCCTCAG